TGAGCGTCCACCGTGATGTTCGCTGCGGTGTAGGCGCCCGGGGTGACCGCAGTATCCTCAAGATCAATCGTTCTATCCGCAGAGAGGTCGCCCCCACCAGCGAGACCGACTCCGGCGATAATTTGCGTAGTCTTATTCGCCTTATCCGCTAGTGTCGCATCCGTATCAGACTGGGCCCCGCCACGGTCCGCGAGGAGCCGCATGAAATACTCAGTGGGGGTGCCGTCCGGGTTGGTGATCGCGAAACGCTGGTCGAGGTCTTGGATACTCATTCGCCCTCGCCCTCCATGTCCAGCGAGTCAATCCGCTTCAACGAGCCGTAGTCCGTCACCTTGAAGAGGCGTCCCGGAGCGAGAATGCTGCCGAGGCTCCTCCAGCTGGCCCGGGCCCCGAAAGAGTCGGAGTCGAGCGTTAGTGTGCCGGAGTCGGTGTAGGTGTTCCCACGGTCGTCAGAGACGGACAGGTTCACCGTAGCCGAAACATCTGCATCCTGCTGGCCGATGCTGCCGAGAAGCTGAACACCGAAGCAAGGGGCGGAAGCGTAGCCCTTCGTCAGCACCTGACCCTGCACGATGCGCTCAAACGTGTAGGTCTCGCCTGTGTCCGCAGGCGCGTCATCAATGTCCCTGTCCGGATCGAGGAAGTAGAGGCTTCCATTTCCTTCATCACCGACCACGATATTGCTGCCGTAGGCGGCGGCGAACCGGTCTCCGCCCAGCCAGTTGCAGCCGGTGTTGGCCCGCCACCTGTCGCTGAGGCGGGTTCCCCACACATACCACTGCTGGGCGAAGGTGTCGTACACCAGAGTCTCGATCTCGCCCAATCGGATGACGTAGTAGTCGTGTTCGTCGAGAGTGAACGTGAACACCCTGATCGAAGGGTCGTCTACGCGTCCACGGACGATGCTCCGAACCAGAGCTTGAGTGACCCTAATATCCACAATACTCTCACTTACATTACGCACTACGGCGTTGGTTGCCCTAATCGAAAGCGTGGGGAAGTTGATAATGGACCGAACTGCGGCCTTAGTGGCCCGAACGCCGTCCCCGACGCCTTGAACCACAGTCCTGACAGCAGACGTTGTAACTCTGATTTCAGGAGTAGCAACCATTATCTTGCCTTATGTAGTTCGGTCAAACTCGATCAAGGCGCTGTTCACTTCAGCGGGGGTCCAAGCCACGCCAGTATCCGGGGAGAGTTCCGAGATGTCCCAGTAGAACGTGGGGACAGTCGTTACCGCCCTGTCGGCGCCGTTATCGTAGTCCACGCCATTGGGCGTCAGGTTCACCTGCAGAGTGCCGTCACCGCCATCCGTCTTGTACGCGCGGACGACCGACATGACCGCCTTGACACTCGTCACGTCGGGATCGAGATCGGTGATGGTAAACTGGGCCGGAGCCGGGGGCGAATCATCAGCTTCGATGTACGTGTCGTCGATAGGCCCGTAACTGAACGCGGTGAGGCTGAGCCAACTAAAGTTCGCGCTGGTCTCAGCAAAGGTCATCGATACCGTGGTTCCGTCCGAAGGCGCGACAGTGAGGCTCCCCAGATCGTAACCCAGCGGAGTGGCAGTCGTATGGGCCACAAGCCCCGTGCTATAGGTGACGCCGGGGGTCCCGGTAGCGCCAATCGCCTTGTAGAGGTTCAGGATGTTCGTGGGGATGTCCACAGCGAGTGCGACCAGCCAGGGGTTGGCCGACGTTCCTGCGGGAACACCCGTGTCCACCGAACCGGAGGTGAACTTGTAGTACGTGGTGTTGATGCGAATAGTGTCGAGATTGCTCACGGTGCCCGCACAGGACAGAATGTTCCGGAGCGAGGTATCGGCAATCAGGGGATACCCGTCCGTTCCAGAGCTGGTCGTCCAGCCGCCGAGGGTGTCGTCGCTGTTCTCCACGGAGTCGTTCACGAAGACCGAGCCTTGGAAGGTGTTGAAGACCGACCCGGCCCCGTTGTAGACGACCAAGTCCTTGATGAAGAAGTTGTTCGCAGAGTTGCTGCCCGCGAAGGCGGACATCAGCGCCACCATTCCGATAGTGCCGCCAACGGGCGCTCCGTCGGTAAAGGTGAGCTCGGGGACGGGAGTTCCGTTTACGCGGACCTCAATGACGCCTGTGACCGTGTTGGCAACGAACTCGAAGTGGTTATAGCTGCCAGCGAAGACCACTGGGTAGTCCGCGGTGGCGAGAACAGTCGAGCCGGAGACGTTCCGGTGGATACTAAGCCCGCCGTTCGGACGGAGCGCCATCGAGTAGAGGAGTCCCGCACTGGTGTTCATGAAGCCGACAATCGGGCGGGTAGTCCCATCATTGGAGCTGATCCACAGCCGGAAGGCGACACCGGCCTTGGCGTGGGGAGTGGTCAGAGCCAGCCGCGAGTTAGCGTTGTTGATGCCGTGCTGGTTGAAGACGACTCCGCCACTGCCGTCAGGATCAGCCACGAGATTGCCCGAGCCGCCGAGGTCGACCCAAGGTGTGCCGGTGAGCATGAAGGCCTCGGTCGTGTTGTAGAGGCCCTTCTGGCCGCTGGGAAAGTCTGCCCACTGTAGAGACATATATTATTCCTCGAATGCTTGGGTTTGCTTGGCTCGACGAATTCGCTCTTCGATGCCCGGGTTAGAAACTCGCTTCTGCCCGCCGCTGATCTGGAAGACACCGCCGTCTTCGTCGACAACGATGAGGCTGTCCTTGACTTGGATGGCTGTGCCCGGCCACGATCCGCGGTCGAACAGGATGCCCCGGAATCGCTCCATCGGGGCCGCGGGGGCGCCCGTCGTAATCCAAGGCTCAGTCGTGTTCTCGCCTAGAAGCCAGAACATATCGCCGAAGACCACGACTTGGTGGACTCCATCGGGATTGCGCTCTGCCGTAGCGAAGTTGAGCGGGTCCACCGTGTTCTCGCCGGGCTCGATCCAGTAGAACCGGCCCTGCGTGGCCTCTTCTTGGACGGGAACGACGATGACGTAGCTGTTGATGTGGGCCACGGAGATGGCGCCGACGTCATCAGGCATCATCACCTGTCGAAGCGAGGCAGAGCCGCCACCCGCGAAGGTGCCGCCGCCGAAGCTGATGTTGGCGCCGGTCTCAGTGGACTCGTAGGCGTTGCCAGCAGTCCCCGCGGTAACGGCCTCGAAGTAGGCGTCCGTGATCGTGAAGGAGATGGCGTTGACGAGCGGGTGCCGGGTGAGGACCGTGGTGTAGTCCGTTCCGGCCAGTCCGCTGGCGTTGACGGCGTTGAAGAGGTTCTCGAGGGCCGCGGCGTTGCCCGCCCCGAGCGCGACCAGCCAAGGATTGGCGGCCGTGCCCAAGGGGGTGCCTGCGTTAACCGAGCCGGTCGTCCACTTGTAGTAGACCTCATCGAGACGGACGGTGTCGTTATTGGCGATTGCGCCAGACGTGGTGAGGTGCGCCAGAGCGTGGCCGTTGTCGGTATAGACCCAGAGGACCCCGCCATCCGCGATGTAGAGGTAGGCCGGGACCTCCTCAATCGGGGCCGTCGTACACATCGACACATCGCCAAGCTCGGCAGTGAGGTCGCCGATATCCGTCTCAGTCAGATCAGCCGACGAGATGCGATATAGGCTGTTCGAGGAGACCACGAAGAGATCGCCATCGAACGTACCCGGCGAGGAGAACGTCTTCCGGATAGGACCATCACCCACCTGAGCGAACTTCCGGAGACCGGGACGCGCCACCACTGCCCCCGGATCGCCACTGAGGACCGGGTTCTGTTCGTAGAACCGGTTCTTCAAGGCAATCGCCGGGGTTTTGAGGACGCGCCGGTACTGGTCGCTGCTAAAGAGCGGGATATTAATCATCGTAGGAAGGCGGCTCCCGGGTAGTCGAGGAGAGTGCGACGGTCACCATCAACCTGATACAGGGGACGACCCTGAAAGGACAGGCGAAGGAGGCCCAGCTCAGAGCCCACCAGCTTGCGCTGCTTGTAGCGGGCACGGAACTTCTGCTGGATGCGAGTGAGGACGGCGTTGGACTCTTGGCTGAATGCCTGCCCGTAGGCGGGGGACAGCTTGAGCAGGAGCCGCAGGATCAGGTATTCGTCGAACTCCTCGGGGAAAGGCGACTCATCGTCAGCCGTCACCGGTGAGACGCGGGCCCAGTTGCCGAGGTCCTCACGGTAGAACCACTGGTAGTCCACTGAGGCGTTATCGATAATCAGCGTGGGGGCGCCCTCGATGAGGCGGCCGTTGCCGACAAGAATGATGGGGTAGACATCGAGGTTGCCCGAGGCGTCGAACAGGGCCAGACGCGAGCCCGGGGAGGGCATCGGGTGGAGGGTGTATTCCTTGGACTCGGTAAGGTTCGCAATCAGGCGGGTGTTCGTGGGAACGGGGCGCTCCGCGAGGTAGGCGTCAAGCTGCTGAACCCGGGGAACGAACCACGACGAGATGTTGTTCGTGCCGACCGGCCAGTCTTCGAAGCTTTCACCGGCCTCGTACCCAAGCACGTCGAGGAGGATTCGCTGGAGATAGCGAAGAGCCTCCTCGGACTGTGCAGTAGTCGGGGACGTCCCAACCGCCGTCAGGTTCGCCTGTCGAAAAGCGTCGTCGATGATGGTTGAGATAAGGGTCATTAGTTGGTGATAACTCCGAAGTGCATCTTGTCAGGCGAGCTCGAGGGCGGACGATCAATGCGGAGGTAGACCTCCCCAGTCATCGAAGCAGGCATCACGATGGTCTCGCGAAGCCCGTCACCGCCACGACCGTAGTCGAGACCGTGAACCTCATCGACGCCGCCCGTAAGGACCGCGCCGCTGACCGTGGTATTCGTAGCATTCTCCGCGAGGGTGACGGCGTTGCCCGCCACTCCTGCAGAAGTCGCCTGAATGGTCACCACGCCCACGCCAGCATCAATGCCGGTGTAGGTGCCGTTGCCATCCGCGAGAATGGCCGCGAGCAGGAAGTCCGCAGTAGTCTCAGCGTCCGTGCCGATAGTGAACTCGAACGGAAGAGCCCGAGTGGCGCGAGCCGTGTAGACTTGACCGTTGATAGTGACCGTCTCTGCAGCGACCGGGAGGCCACTAAAGGTGACGTTGCCAGAGGCTCGGGTCCCGGCCGCCGGAGCGCCCGAGACCGTCACAGCCAGCCGGAAGGGGAAGAAGTCGGTCGGACGGATCATACAGGCAGCCGGATTGGTGGCCACCTTGACCCAACCGTCTTCCGGGCGGATGTAGTAGTCGGTAGTTGCGTATGCCATCTCGACCTACTCCCTTAACCGTCTTTAAGCGAAGTGACGATAGCGTCCAGCTTGGCTTTAAGCTCCGTACAATAGCCGAGAAGCTCGACCACCGTGGGAGTCGCCGTATTGGCGATGACTTGTGCGCCATCGGGCGTCGGCAGGGAGCCGGTCGTCGCGGTGACATTGAGGGCGACTGCAGCGGCGATGGCAGGCTTGCCAGCGATCTTGCGGTTGACCCAAGTTGACTCTTTGCTCATTTAAGATTCCTTAAAAGGCCAGAAGGGGGCCACCCCGAAGGATGACCCCCGACTGAGGGAGAGTTAGCCGTTAATGCGGACCACTTCGAAGCGACCGAACGGGTTAACGTTCGCCTGCCACGGAAGGTCAGCACGGAACGACGTCGCACCAGTGTCGCCATTGGCGTACTTGTACGAGCGCATCGTGAGCGGGATGCTCTTGAGAGAAACCTTGGCATTCTCGCCGCTCGGAAGCGACTCGAGGTCCGCGGTCTCAATCCGAACCGCACTCTTCTTGATGAGAGCACGCTGCAGGAAGTCAGTCGAGGCCGCACCCATGAAGGTGACGACCGCGCTGTCCGTCGGGGCTGCCGTGCAGGTGGCGTGGGCGGTATTAACGCCGTTGTCACCGATGCTGGTAGCCGTGTTCGGGATGATGATGGCCGGGGAAATCCGGACATTCGCCGCCACTCCGGAACCGTTCGCAGTGTAGCTACCGATCACTCGGAACTGCTGCAGACGGCCCTTCGAGGCCTGTTTACGGTTGTCGTAGGCATTCACGCCCGCGATGGTGAAGATTTCACCGTCCGCGATGGTGGCGTTAGCGCCGAGGCTCTTGAGGTCCAGCTCCTGAGTCATGAAGTAACCGTTGGTCGTGGTCGAAGCCGCAACGTCACGATAGTTCACGTTCTGGGAGGCACCGTCAACCGCCGCCGTCACCGTCCGCGAACCCGTGGTCAGAACAGGCAGCTGTTGCGTGAACAGCACCGGCAGACCGACCAAGGTCTTGAACGAGAGCGACGTAACCACACCGGTTGCCAGAGCGTCCGGAGCGGGGAGCTCCATCAGGTACTGGGCCAGCGGGGCCATATCGGTAAACGGAAGGACCGCGAAGATGTCGCCATCGCTGACGCCCTCTTCCTTGAGTCGAGCGTAACCCTCGATAAGCGCCTCGACCGAGTCCACCTGAGCGCCGGGAGTGCCGACCCAGTTGTGACCGCAGAGAGCCGCCGTCTGGAGGATTTCAGCATCGATACGGTGACCCGCATCTTCGCCGATAGAACGAATTCGCTCGCTCTTCTTCGCAGCGTCGAAGTCCTGGATGTTCTCGAAATCCCCGTAGAAGAAGTCAAGGGTGTCGCCCTGATTCAGCTTGAAGATTTCCGAACCGAACACGGTGTCCTGCTTGCCCGCGCTGATGTCCGAGACTTCGCCCGTCCACCGACGACGAACGTAGCGGGGGGCCACGTTTTCGACGTACTGGAAGCCGTTCAGCGGGCTGATAGGCGTCGAGCCCTTCTTCCACTGAACGAGTTTCGACGCGACGAGAGTGTTCTCCAGTCGGGCCGCAATTGCGCTCGTCACAAGGGCGAGCTGGGTGACCTGATTAGCCATTACTTTATTAGTCCTTGATTATGAGGTCAACCCGCTAGTGTTAGGGGTTCCTCGGTTAACGAAAGTCTCGAAGCATCTTGTCGTAGATTGACGAACCAGTTGCCACCTGGGCCCCAGTACCGCGGGTGCGGGAGGGGGGCGGCGGAGAGGCCTTGGTCGTACGCTTGGCCGGGACCGGGGCGTTGGCCGAGTCGAATCGGGCATCCAACCGCCCCAGCGCAACCGTTGCACGGCTCGGGCCCATCTCTAGGATGGTATCAGCTTCATCGAGGTTCTGCGCGAGGTAGTTCAGAACTTGGGGCCCGTTGTCGAGTCCCATAATCGTCAGCGCCAGATGCTGGCCGTAGGCCGGATCAAGGTCCAAGAAGTTCTCTTCCAGCTCCGCGATATTCGCACGGAGGTCCGGAATGTCTGCTTCCGCTTCCTCAAGCTTTTCAGTCCATACAGCAGCGACTTGCGCTTGCTCTTCTCTCACTCGTGCAGTCTGTGCCTGCTCCGCGACAACTCGCTCACGCGCTTCCGACTCATATCGAATGACATCACGGAGATACGCACGGTCGAGATCACCCATCGGGTACACCGGAGAACCGTCTTCATTGAGAGCCTCGGGATCGGGGCCGTCATCGACAGTTGGGGCAGTGTTGGCCGTGGGCGCCTTCTGCGTCGGGGCCTGAGCTTCTTCAAGCTCGCGAATCCGGGCAGTCAGTTCACGCTTTTCAGCAAGCAGAGTATCGATCCGCTTTTTCGGAGACTTGCGGCGGCGGGGCTTCTCTTCAA